AAAGTTCTTTTAGACTTTTTGCGTACTATTTATTATAAATATTATATAAATTGAGGAAATAACATATGAAAGAGATAAGTAAAGAAATGCAAAATGCTGTAAATGCAATATTCGCGGAACATAAAGAAATAAAGTTAAACCCATACCGATTTGTGTATTGTGGGAACAGAGAATTTATTTTAGATTACAACTTTTCTTACGACCCTACGGATGACCTAATCGACGATATAGACGGCTGTGACGAGGATATAGAGGATGATACAGAGAGAGAAAACAAGATTGCTTTGGGAGAAACGATGATGAAAAATCTGAACCAAAAGGACTCTGAACTTATCAAATTGTATTTCGAGGATGGCTGGAGTTTCGCTAAAATAGGACGTAAGTGGGGCTGTACTAGACAAAACGTTAAGTACCATTATCACAGAATATTAAAACAATTAAAAGAAAAATACGAGGGAGACTACAATGGGTTATAAACGAACGAATATGCCTAATGGTAGGCCCAAGTCACCGCACAAGCGTATTGCAAAGGCAGTAATAGAAAAGAACATAGAAGAACTCCTGTGGGCTTACATCGACCTTCACGCTTACGAGTTGCGCAAGGGAGACGACATTACATTCAGTGGCAACCAGATGACTGCTATCTTATCTGAATTAATTAAATGGAGTTCACGTAATGGAGAAGAGGAAGTCGAGGGAGTATCAGACATTGAGTCTTTCTTTAAGAACAAAAACAAAAAGGCTAAAGCAATATGATAGGGCCTATTAATATATACCTATACCATAGTTACTGCTTTTTATTCCGAACACTGTTAGTACATTTAGTTTACATAACTATGTGGTTATTATGGGAGAATGCCTATGTCTAAAAAGGGTACGAAGACATCCAGCATACAGGAACTTCTCGAGAACATATCCATAGAAGAGTTCATCAGAAAATTAACAATTGTAAATAAAAAAGGGAAGAAACAACAACTCGACCTCAACTCGGAACAAGAAGAAATATTAAAGTCATTGCTATCTGGTGAAGATACTCTTATACTTAAACCACGACAGATTGGTTCGACAACGATATGTGCGGCCTTTCTCTTTGCAGAGATATACTTCAGTACTACACCGATTACATTTGCTGTTCTATCATACAAGCTAGAGTCTGCTAAACAAATATTAAAAATGATTAAGCACTTCTATCATAGTCTACCAGAGTCATTGCAACGTCCAACTGATGTGAATCATACAACGGAATTATCTTTTAAAAATGGTGGTAGGATAATAGCAGTAGCAGCAACACAGCAAGGTGGATTACGTTCATTCACTGCAACAAAGATACAACTATCTGAATATGCTTTTGCTGACAACCCAGAAGAATTAAAGGCTACAGCGCTTGGTGCGCTTAATGATGGACAACTGATTGTCGAGTCAACTGCTAATTTCTTTGGAGATTGCTTACATCAAGAGATACAGAAGTGGGAGACAGGTACTACATCCTGGAATTATTTATTCTTTCCTTGGACTAATCATCAAGAGTACAGTATCAAACTACGTAAGAACAAGGTATTCTCACCTACAGAGACAGAGAGTGGACTGATGGACTATGGGTTGAGTATGGAACAGATACTATGGAGAAGAAAGAAAATAAGTTTATTAGGTTATGATAAGTTCTTAAGAGAGTATCCATTATCACTAGAAGAAGCATATGCAGTAATGGGTGATACATACTTTAATAAGAATGACTTCGAGTACACTGACATACTACCAGCAAGTAAGGAAGGCTATGAGGTATTCTTTAATCCTGATAAGCAAGACTCTTATGCTATTGGTGTTGATGTAGGAGGAGGAGTAGGAAAAGATTACTCTGCTATATTTGTTATGAGTAAAAAAATTAATAGTCCTGTAGCATTATGGAGAGACAATACAACAAGTCCTATCGACCTAGCACACATCATACAGGAACTACACGAAAAGTATAACAATGCGTTGGTACTAGTAGAGGCCAACAATTATGGATGGGCTGTATTAAACGAACTATCCCATATAGGTGTAGGTAGATTATTTAAAGATGAGAATAACAAAGACTTCTTGACAACGAGTAAGACTAAACCATTAGTCTTCGAGGATTTAAAAAAGAAAATACAACACGGTTATATCAAGATGCTTGATGATAAAACAGTAACAGAACTACGAACCATACTCGTAGATAATAAAGGAAGAATTAAGTTTGCTGATACATCTACAGCAGGTCATAGTGATTCTGCTATGGCATTAGCATTAGCCAATTGGTGTCTTAATTACGTAAGACTAAAGCAAGAGGGATATCTACCTCAATGGATAAAAGATAAAAAGACACAAAGAATAAAAGATAGTACAGGTGCTATTATATCTAACCATAGAAGATACTAGAAGGTATCTTCCTATTAGAATATATATGTAGTACCATAGTTACTGCTTTTTATTTAACATAAATAATACTATAGAGGAATCTTATGAGAAGTGACAAACAAACAATTAATTTAATACGTACTCTCCTTACAGAACACGAGGACTATTGGGATGAGTGTAGACCAGAGATGAAGAAATACAGGAATGTATATGAGAACAAGTTCTGGCAAGATAACTATAACAACGATAGTATGATACGCATTGAGACTGCTGATTGCTTTTCATATGTAGAAGGCTTTATTGCTTCGTTGTTTTCCAGACAACCAGCAATTGCTGTAGGTAAAGACCCATCATACACAGGTGGTAATCCTCAACTAGCACAAGAGGTTGTAAATAGGTTTCTATTCGACCAAAGAGAACAACTAGAATTAGCAAGCAGACTTGCATTAATATATCCTAATTCTTTTTTAAAGTTATCCCCACAGGATAGTAATGATATGTTGGAACAAGTACAAGTTCGTGCTATGCCTCCTTGGGAAATCCTTGTTGATGCAGATGCTTCTGCTTGGCAAACACAACGCTTCATAGGTCATATGTATTATCTTACACTACCAGAAGCAAAAGAGAAGTTTGGTAACAAAGACTTTAAAGTTATTCCAAAGAAAGATTATTTTAATCCTGATGGAAGACAAGCATTAGATATGGCTGATTTACCAGACGATTATCTTTATATCCAAGTAATAGAACTATACGATATGATATACGACAAATTAATCTTTTGGTCACCTAACTGGGGTAATGGAGAGAAGATATTACAGAAGTCTGAAATACCTCTTCGTACTTATGACGACAAGCCCCTGACTCCAATATGCCCTTTATATTATTCTCGTAAGCCAGAAAAGCCTATGATGGGTTTATCTTCTGTTGCTAGAGTATATGACCAGTTTTATGAAAAGAATATTGTTAGAACATACTGGGCTAATTCTGTCCGTAGAGATTCACGTCAGTATCTTTATAAAGAAGGTGCATTAGACGAGGAAGCCTTGGCACAGATTACCTCTGGTGTTGATGGTGCTATGATACCCTGTGATGAACCAACACTCGCTGGTGTAATCCAAGCAGTAGGTGTAGAACCCATCTCAACGAACTGGGATAGATACATAGCAGCAATTGACGAAGACATTAATCGTGGTAGTATACTTGCACCCTTCTCTCGTGGAGAAGCAACAAAAGCAACAGCAACAGAGATTACAGCCCTAGCACAATACTCTGCTTCAGAGATTGGAAAGATGGCGAGAGAAAGAGACAATGCAATTGAGATGTTATCTCATTGTTATCTACGTGTAATATCTCTTCTAACTGAAGATGGAGAGAAAGCCGTTATTGACATCGAAGGATTACCACAAGTAATCCAGATACAAGACCTTGATGCTAAATTTAAAATTACAGCACTTGACCAATCATCCACACCTCTATCAGAAGCAATAAAGAAAAATAATTTAATGCAACTATTTCCTGTGCTTGCACAACTGGGTGTTCCACCAGAAACTATGAAAGAAGAAATCATAAGACTGTATGACTTACCAAAGTCCTTTTTAGAGGCCATAGAACAGCCACAAGCGCCTCCTGGAATGGGCGGAGGGTTACCACAAGGCGGAGAACCTCAAATGCCTCCACAGGGAGATATAGGCCCTTCTGGAGAACTGCCCGCAGAACAGTTAGCAAACAAATTAAATAAGAATAGAGGATTAGCCTAATGCCAGTATTTACATATGCCTGTCAAGAATGTGGAATGGAAGCCGAAACATTCTTGCAATACAAACATAATAGAGAAACAGGAGAATCTTACCTACCAGAAGTAACCCATTGCGGTTGTGAAGAGTGGCTTGACGATGATTGGAACCATAAGCCTGGCTGTGGTAGCACAAGAGTACATAAGTGTTTACCAAGGAACTTTGGTATATCAGGAGAGTCCACTGGTTCTGGTTGTGATGCTAGAGGATACTTCTCGGCATCTCTTGGTAGATACGTAAGCAGCAGAAAGGAAGAAGGGAAAATTATGGAAAAAGCCGGCTTTGTTCCTATGTCTGACTTGGGTGGTGACCAATGGTTCGAAGAACAATCTTACAAGCAACGTGTTAAGTTAGAAGCACAACAAAAGAAAACTGACCAATATCAAGCGGCTTTACAATCTGGTAAGAGTAAGGAAGAAGCAGTGTCAGAAACCTTCACAGCAAAGGAAGCAATTTCTGGTGACCTTGATAAAATATACGATACAAAAATAGAGAGATAATTATGATAGCAAGCGATATGGAAAAGAAAAGATTTGGAGGATTAAATCCAAAGATGTCTGGTGAGATGATGTCGTCAGGACAACCTGCCGAAATGGAATTAACTGTAACTCAAATGAACGCTGATGACGATGATATTTTCAGTCAGTTAGCACCACAAGGAGACTTTTCGGTAAAGGCCCTAAATCAGCTTGTTAAGGCTACAAATCGTCTTCTACCTCTCTTTGGGCAGGAACCTACCTATCCAGAGTTTGGAGAAGATGTAGAGGTATTTCCTGCGGATTTTGTAAGAGTTTTAGCTATGTTCCAAGGTGCTATCAATACAGCCGTTGATGCTGAAATGATTCCTGAAGATATGGATTTTATGATGGAAGAAATTTCTGACGATAGAGATTTAACTTTGTTGGCTGGAAGATTAAATGCTTTGTCTGATTCTAGGGATTTTAAATTATTTTTAAAAGACCCACCTATGGAAGAAGAAGATGAAGAGGAAATGGACGAAGAACAAATGGAAGAGAATAATATGACAGAAGCCGACATTGACGCAATGTTTATGGACAGAGTATAATGTAGTGAGTACAGGGTACCAACACCATAAACGACAACAACGCTTAAGGAGAAGCAAAATGCCAAGTAAAAAAAAAGGATTATATGATAATATCAACAAAAGAAAAAAAGCGGGAACTTCTCGTAGTAAGAAGGATTCTACAATTGATAAGAAAACTTACAAAAAAATGACTAAAAAGAAAGGCGGCTTTGCGCCAAAGAAAAAAGCAAAAGGAAGTGGTAATGGCCGAAAAAAGTGAAATGCCGTGTAATAAACCCCGTCGGTCTGACAGGAGAGGCAAAAAGAAAATGGTTAAGGCTTGTCAAGGTGGCACGGAGAAACTCATTCATTTTGGCGCTACGGGCTATGGGCATAACTATTCCGACAAGGCTAGAAAATCTTTTCGTGCTAGGCATAAATGCGAAGGAAAAAAAGATAAATTAACCGCTTCATACTGGGCTTGCAGAACTCTCTGGAAGGCAGGTGGGGCAAAACGTCAGCCTGATAAGGGCGGACCACGTAAATCATAACATTCATAGGAGAATATAATATGAGTCTAGAAGACAACACCCCCGTGGGCGATGGGACTGTCGAAGAAACAGTAACAGCAGAAACCACAGAACAAGAAACCGAACAAGTTACCGAACAAGAAGAAAGCAGTAACTTACCAGAAATAAAAGAATATTCTATTGATGACCTTTTAGGCATCACAGCAGACGATTACGCAGAGTTTGATGATGAGGCCCAGCATAAAGGTATGAAACCATTACACGAATGGATGAAGCACGTTCCAGAAGACGTGCGTAAGCATATTGCTAATATCCGTTCATCTTATACACGTAAGACGCAAGAGATTGCACAACAACGTAGAGAATTAGAAGAAGCAAAGACCCAGATGCTTAATCAGCGTCAAAGTGTTCTTGACAACTCTACCATTAAGCATTTCGAACAACACATTACAGATGAAGAATACGACCCATACTCAACAGAGGGTATGCAGGCTGAAATCAAGCGTCAAGCAGCACTTATGCTAAAACAAATGATGGAACCAGCACAACAGAAAATGCAACAAGAAATTGAGATGGAACGTCGTACAATGGCTTTGCAACAGTTTAAGACACAGCATCCCGACTTGACTTCTCCAGAAA